GAACTTCAACGATCTTCCCCCCTCGCCCCTATAAGCGGGAAATGCCGGATATGGCTGATCGACGAGTGCCACAGGCTCACAGGGGAAGGACAAGATGCGTTTCTGAAGCTGTTGGAGGATATGCCTCCACACGCCTACTTTATCCTGTCCACCACCGACCCGCAGAAACTCAAGAACACGATCATCACCCGTTGCACCCAATTCAATCTTTCGCCTTTATCCCCCAGCGAAATGAAATCGCTTCTGGAGTACGTTGCGAAAAAAGAAGACATTCATATTTCCGCCGAAGTGACGGAAAAGGTTATCGAAGCGGCGGACGGTTCCGCACGGTTGGCTCTGGTTGCGTTGAATCAGATCATGTTCATAAATGACGAGGATGAACAACTAGCCGCCATCCCCAAAGTATCCTCCTACAATAAGGCTATCGAATTGGCCCGATTGCTGTTTAGCCCGAAGTGCTCGTGGAAAGACCTTGTCCCGTTGCTTCGGAATATGGACGAAGACCCGGAAAGCGTTCGATATTGTATTTTAGGGTACGCCAATTCCATCTTACTCAGCGGCGGGAAGTTCGCGGAAAAAGCGTATGCGGTAATCCAGGCTTTCCGCGACAACTACTATGACACGAAAAAAGTCGGATTGACCGTATCCTGCTGGGAAGTTGTGAACGGGTAAACCGACGATCATACTATAATAGGATATAAGGAGATTAACGAATGAAAACAGCAAAGAAAAGTCGTTTGGATCGAGAAGAAAAACCCTCCAATAGTGATTTCGATTTCTTCGATATCCACGAGGATACGATTGCGGAGCATTGGTTGGACCAGCCCCGATTAGTTCTTCAGCACGGGCTGAAAGCCGCCGACGCGAAAGATGAGCAAGATCGAGCGAAAGCCAGGTTGGACGTGGTGCGGGCGGAAGTCGGCGACGAAATCCGAAAAGACCCGGAACGATTCGGATTGGAAAAAACCACGGAAGCCTCCATTGCTATGGCGGTGACTTTGGATGATCGGGTACGGAAAGCGGAAAACGACGTATTCGACGCCCGACACAAAACGGAAATTCTCCAGGCGGTTTTGACCGCATTGGAACACCGCAAACGCGCCCTGGAAGGACTGGTCACGCTACGCGGGCAAGGATATTTCGCCGAACCGCAGGCCAACACTTCCGGGGCAAGGGAGTACGCGGATAAGATGGTAAAGCGCGGTATCCGTTCCGCCCGCAGGAAAGATGTGGAATAATTCCGATGAGCGCATTAGCCTCAATCATGAATAACATCGCAATCGGATTGGGACTACTTGTCGGATTGCCGATAATTACATATCTTGTAGTCCGTATGGCTACAATGGCTTACTACAAAGCGAAGAAAGAGTTGAACGAAAGTTCGGAAAGCGAGAAATGACATGGGTAAGAAAGATCGAGAACGACGGCAACAACAACGGGAACGCGGTGCGGCAGCGAAGAGACGCGCGGAAAAGCACGCCTCTGGGTTTGCTTCAACATCGCTGATTCTCCCCGACGGCGTCAATTTCCTCAAGGTGAAAGGGGCGGGGGTTCGTCGTCTCCAAATCCTCCCCTACAAAGTGGGGAAAGGGAATGAATTCGCTGACGAGGGCGAAATTCATTACGAACGGACGTTCTACGTCCATCGCAATGTCGGCCCCAACAATTCCTCGTACATCTGCCCGGCAAGGACGTTCAACAAGCCGTGTCCGATTTGCGACTACATGAAGAAGTGCGGCGACGAGGACGTGGTCAAATCGTTGAAAGTTTCCGAACGGCAACTGTTCAACGTGATCGACCTGGCGGAGCCGGACAAGGGTATCCAAATCTGGGACGTCAGCTATTATGCTTTCGGAAAGCTCCTGGATGCCCGGATCAAAAACCAAGACGAAGATGACGCTTACCACGAGTTTTACGAAGTGGAAGGCGGATACGATCTTCGGGTGGGATTCGAGGACAAGCCCATCGGGACCGGCACATTCACAGCGGCGGAGTCCATCGACTTCAAGCCCCGTAAAGTGGACCTGGCGGAAGATATCGTCGAAAAGGCTTTCTGCTTGGACGAGATGTTGAAAGAGCTTGATTACGAGAAGCTGAAAGCTATCCTGCTTCAAACCGGCGATGCCGCGTCGGAAGATGCCGACGAGAAGCCGAAGTCGAAAAAGAAACCGGCGGACGCCGACGAGGACGACGAGGACGACGACGACGCCGATGACGCCGATGACGCCGCCGATGACGACGACGATGAAGATGAGGACGAGAAGTCGAAGACGAAAAAGAAGCCGGCGGACGACGACGAAGACGATGAAGACGATGAAGACGACGACGAAGACGATGAAGACGACGACGAAGACGACGACGATGACGACGAAGACGACGATGACGACGAAGATGACGAAGACGGCGACGATGAAGACGATGAAGATGACCCCCCTTTTGACATCGATGACCGCGTATCGGCCCAATTCGACGATGGTGAAGACTACGAAGGGACCGTCACCGGCGTCGTGAAGGGCAAAATCGAGGTGGAATTCGATGACGGCGACGAAGGGGTATTCGACCCGAAAGACCTGAAAAAGGTTGCGCCGAAAAAGGAGGAGAAGGGAAAGGGAAAAAAGGATTCCTCAGCCCCCGACACCTCCAAGAAATCTGGGACACCCACCTCCAAGGCCGAATCGACCAAGCCTGGGAAAAGCGACGGCAAGAACAAGTGCCCTCATGCGAAAGAGGGCGGCGTGTTCGGAAAGACTTGCGAAAGCAAGGACATGAAGAAGTTCTGCGGTGAGTGTAAGATGTGGGACGAATGCGACGAAGAGCAGAACGGATAACTTATCCGTCCTGACGTTCAACCAGATAGGGTTGCGGGACGGTCCCGCAACCCTATCTTATTACGAGGATACCATGAGCGAAATTAATCAAATCAAAAAATCCCTTATGAAAGATAAAACGGAAAAACGAATATCCTCTGCCGATTTTGTCTCAACCGGAAGCACCCTCTTGAACCTGGCATGTACAGGAAAATCCTCCAGGGGATTTATGAAAGGGAAATTCTATTATCTGGTAGGGGATAGCCGGAGCGGGAAAACGTTCCTGACGTTGACGTGCCTGGCCGAAGCCGCTCAAAATAAAAACTTCGATAACTACCGCTTCATCTACGACAATGCGGAAGATGGGGCGTTGATGAATATCCGGCATTTCTTCGGGTCCAAGGTAGATGAACGGATGGAACCGCCTTCCACTGACGATGCTGGGGAACCCGTGTACAGCGAAACCATCGAGGAATTTTACTACAATGTTGATGACGCGGTAAAAGCCGGGAAACCTTTCATCTACATTCTCGATTCGATGGACGCCCTCACCAGCGATTCCGAACGGTCGAAATTCAAGGATCAAAAACTAGCATACCGAAAGGGCAAAGATACCCCCGGAAGCTACGGTGACGGGAAGGCCAAAAAGAACTCTAGTGGCGTCCGTCAACTCATCGGGCACCTTCGGCGTACCGGGTCTATACTGCTGGTCGTGGGCCAGACGCGGGATAATATCGGGGGGATGGGGTTTGAGACGCGGACCCGAAGCGGGGGGCGGGCACTACGTTTTTACGCCACAATCGAAATTTGGAGCAAGTGCGGAAAGTCTATCAAGAAGACCGTCAAGGATAAGCCGCGAAAGATTGGGCTGACTTCGATACTGGAAGTGAAGAAAAACCGAGTGAGCGGAAAAGACCGAACGGTGGAAGTTCCAATTTACAATTCCATTGGGTTCGATGATATCGGGGGGTGCGTAGATTGGCTCATCGAAGAGGGGCATTGGAAAAAGGCGAAGCAAAGCCTGGTAGTTCCCGAACTCGATTTTACGGGAACGCGGGAAGCGTTGATCCGAAAAATTGAAAGCGACGGGTTGGAAAAAGACCTACGTATGATCGTTCAGGAGGCATGGGACGAAATCGAAGAGGCTTGTGACCCCGGAAGGAAGCGACGGTATGAATAATCATACTATAATAAGATACTGGCGGAAATGACCTGTTGAAGAATGTTTAAGAAACCAGGCTTCCTTTGTCTTTCCGCCAACTTAAAATTAACGATAGGAAATGACCGGTCGTTTCGTGTTCAAGAAAACCATTCTTCTCATGTCTTTCCTATCATAACACTACGAAAGGAACCGATTATGAATGATGTCCTGAAAAACTTGATTTTGAAAGCGATACAGGAACACCCCGTTATCGCGGATGCCGTAAACGCCGTTTGCGGAGTATTGAGAAAAGATCAAAACTTACTGGACGCTTGCCTTGCCGACTTGGTAGAACAAGCGGTTACTACGATGGTACACACCTATCGTGGGGCGATACGGGCGCAAGTAAAATACCCCTCATTACAAGTCGCCAACCACCCGGCGGCGAAGTCCCAAAAACCCGGAAAACCGCGACGCGGACGCGAAGTGATCGCATTATTCAACGAAAGCCTTCGGAAAGGATTCTTATATCGTTGGTCTTTCCGAAACAAAACGTTGGCCGAAGCAACCAGGGCGGAATTGATCGAAGAAATTGCCTTGTGCGGTTCGATGGAATCCGGCTGGGGTCGAAAGAAAGAATTTTATATGTCCATCGTGGAGAAGATGCCAAGGAAAGCCAATGCCGTAGTAATGGATTCGATCAAGAGCAAGGCGGCGGAAGACCTTTGGCAAAAACAGAAACGCAAAGTAGGGTAAAATCTTCTGTGGGAAATGACCTTTAATGAGGTGTTCAAGAAAACCGGAAAGCAGTTGTCTTTCCCACAATTAAAAATCAATAGTTGGGTTACTCCATAATACGGATGTCGCCAAGACCACATAAACTTTGAGAACCCAACTATAATAACATAAGTAGGAAACGACCGTCGGGACAATGTCCAAGAAAACCATCACTTCTTTGTCTTTCCTACTATGCCATTTTGAAAGGAACCGATAATGAAAACGAGTAAGAAACGAATCGCGGAAGTGTGCGCCCTGCTGCAAGAGTACCAAACCAATCGCAAGGCCACGATCAAAGCCCAAAACAAACTTAAGGCGCAAGCCCGTTCCTTCGTCGCTCGATACCTTGGGTATCACGTGGGGATGGACGAAAAGGAAGGCAAGGCGTTGTTTGCTCAAGCCAAAAAGCTGGTGAAGAAGATCGAGACAGAGGGCGACACACACATCGCGTCCGTATTCGTATCCGCCTTGAAAGGGGCACGAACGCCCCTGGACGAATACCGAAAAGCGATGGAAAAAGAGATGGAGAATATCGTTACGGAATTGCCTATTTGCGATTGGTGGGTTTCTCATCCAGGAATGAGCTACGGGGGGTTAGCCGTTCTCATCGGCGAAATCGGGAACCTGAATGATTACGATTCCCTTCCGAAAATCTGGAAACGAATGGGCGTAGCGCCACAAGAATGCTATCGAATGGAAAAGAAGGACGGAACAACCGCCATCGCTAAACCCAGACAACGACGAAGCGTTCGGTACACCATCGGCGACGCGGTGATCAAGAACAACGTGACTATTGACCCGGAAACAAAGAAACGAACCCCCGCAAAGTACCGCTCAATCTATTTGTGGAGGAAAGAAGTCGAAAGCAAAAGTCATCCTGAATGGGTTGCTGCCGGTAAGAAGATGATAATTCACTTGAGAGCGCAAAGGTACATGGAGAAGATTATTTTGCGCGATATGTGGAAAGCCTGGATTGCCGCTATGAAAGCGTCGCGGAAGGCTGCGTAGATCGACCATGAATAACAACTGGCTCATATTGGATTGTCCCTTCCTTTGTCACCGCGCCTTTTGGGCGGTCGGGGAATCGGGCCTTTCCTCCGGCGGTCAACCCACGTCGGTAATCTACGCCTTCCTGCGGGAGCTTGTCGCGCTTCAGGAAATGTTCGACGCCCCCAGAGTTATTTTCTGCTGGGACGTAGGGGAAAGCAACCGAAAGAAAGTATACCCTGAATACAAAGCCGGGCGGCGGAAGCCCCCCAAGAATGCCACGCCGGAGGAAATAACGGAAGCGGAACGTGCCAGAACTGAATTTAATGCTCAAGTCAAACGTTTACGACGGGAAATCATTCCGCAATTAGGCTACGCCAACAACTTCGCGGAAAAGGGAATCGAAGCGGATGATTGGATTGCCGCTGCCGTCGATACGATGACGGGGACATCCCGATTCCGAATTCATCATAATACTATCATTTCTTCCGATCACGACTTGTTCCAATGCCTGTGTCCGAGCACCCAATTGTATAGTCCCAACGGGAACAAGCTATGGACCTATCTCAAATTCCGAAAAGAATACGGTGTGAATGAATCCCATTGGGCATTCGTGAAAGCCATTGCCGGGTGCTCCTCCGATAATATAAAAGGCGTGGCGGGAGTAGGTGAAAAAACCGCGATACGGTATATCCGCGAAGAACTCCCAGAAACGCATAAATCGTATAAAGCAATAAAAGAGGATTCGGAAAATATTGGGAAGCGGTTGATTGAATTGACGCGGTTGCCTTGCCGGGGACTGTTTCAACAGCCAATCAAAATAAGTAAGTCATTGCCTGAGAAAGATCGATGGAACGAAGTGATGAATAATCTTGAAATGAAGTCGCTGATCGGAAAAGGCCCGTATTTAGGGAGACGGTAGCATGGCGAAAGGCAGCAGCTTTGAACGGCAGATATGTAAGACGCTATCCCTTTGGTGGACGAACGGCGAACGGGATGACGTGTTTTGGCGCACCGCTGGGTCAGGCGCTATGGCGACATCCCGACGAAAGCGCGGAAGCACCACTCTACTTCAACACGGGGATATTCAAGCGGTAGACCCGATTGGGAAGCCTTTGACCGATTTGATGACCTTGGAGTTGAAAAGGGGGTATAACCAATGCACCCTATCGGACATGTTTGATTCCCCCCGTAGTAAGGGAAAGCAACGATTTGCAAAGTTCATCGAACAGGCGCAACGGTCGGCGGAAGCCGCCGGAACCCCATTTTGGGCGGTGATTCATAAACGGGATCAAAAAAGAATTACGATCACTCTTCCCGCGAAATTTGATACATTCGGACTTCGCCGGGCTATCGTTTGGATTGCGATTCTCACGGATGAGGAGAAGTTTATCCAATTCGATTTTGAGGAATTCCTCAACGCCCTCGATCCAGGAGATATTCAAAGATGACGAACACCGGAAAAACCGAATGGATTCGGAGGACCGATGGAAAAGTATTCCAGGTAATCCAACGGTACGCAAGGTCCGTGGACGCTTATAAAAAAGCATCTACGAATCCGAAATGGAAATACGCATACTTACCCAAGGAAGGGAATTCCAATCGCCTAGTTGAAAAACGGTATGCCGTTATCGAATTGTTTGACATGGGAAGCGACAATGATACAAAAAGCGATAATTAAGAATTTCCAAACGCATCATAATGAGACTATCGAATTCTCCCCTTCGATCACTACGATAGTAGGCCCGTCTGATCGGGGCAAGTCTACGGTGCTGCGGGCGATACGTTGGGTGTTCGCTAACGACCCCTCGCCGGCGGACATTATCTCTCACGGGGAAAAGGTCGTATCCGTGACATTGGTAATCGACGGGGTGGAAGTGGAACGCCGTCACGACAACGGGACTAATATGTATCGCTTGGGCAAAGAGGAATACAAAGCATTCGGGCATACTATCCCGGAACCCGTGGCGAACTTCCTGGCGCTATCCGAAGTGAATTATCAGAATCAATACGAACCCCCTTTCTGGCTCTCGCAAACGGCGGGTTTCGTAAGCCGGGAATTGAACAAGATCGTCAACTTAGAATTGATCGACTCTACCTTATCGAACCTTGCGTCCGAACTGCGAAAACAATCCATCATAATTTCGGAACGTGAATCCGCCGTTCAACGATATCGGGGGGAGCGGAAGCAGCTTTCGTTCGTACGGGAATTGAAAGACGAATTTGACCGGGTAAATTCCCTGTCTGCAATCGCGTATTCCGCCCGAAATAAAGCCGTTGCTATGGGGCGGCGGGTAAAAGACGGTACGGATACCCAAAAAAGTCTAGATCGTTCAATACGCGCAAACGTCGCCATGAATCGGGCGGTTAAAAAGGGTGTTCGGTGGGAGAGAAAACGGGAGTTTTGCGAGCGATTATCGGCGGAAGTAGGAAAAGCCCTAATAATAAGAAAAAGGGCATCGCAGTCAATCCCCTCATCCAACGAGATACCCCGAATCGAGAAACTGAGATCCAAGCAATTGGAATGCGAATCTCTCACTACGAAATTATGCGCGCTTTTATCCTCCGCGTTGCAAACCCGACGCCATGTATCCGAATGCGACGAGGGAATACGGGCGACGAGACAACAAATCAAGAAGGAGTTCCAGGAATGCCCACTTTGCGGAAACCCGTTGCGATAGCGTGTAGCGACCTTCACATATCCCATAAGCCCCCCCGTTGCCGTATCGACGAACCTGATTGGTACGCCGTAATGGGGAGGGTTTGCGGAGAACTCCGCGAACTTAAACGGCGATACGATGTTCCCATCTTACTAGCTGGGGACGTATTCGACCGTTGGGATAGTCCCCCGGAATTGATTTATTGGGCAATGGGACATCTTCCGCCTATGATTGCGATTCCTGGACAGCACGACTTGCCCCAACATAACTACGGTGAAATCCATCGTAGCGCGTTTGGTGTTTTGTGCCTAATGGGAGAAAAGGGGATTCGTTCCCCGCTCCCGGAAGTTTGGGATACATCATTCGGTGATTTTCTTCTATATTCGCTACCTTGGGGATTTCCGCTGAAAGACCTACCGAAACCCAAGCCGTCGAAAAATATCAAAATAGCCATCATACACGAATATGCATGGATACCAGAATGTTCCTATCCCGACGCACCGAAAGAAAATCGGGTCAGTAAACGCCGAAAAGAACTACTCCAATTCGATGTGGTAATATTCGGGGATAATCATAAAGGGTTTTGTACCGTGGTGTCCGATGGGAATAAAGAAACGACGGTACTGAATTGCGGAACGATGATGAGAAGGAAAATTGATGAAATTGATTATCGTCCGCAAGTCGGAATCATCTACTCCGACGGAACCGTTGAACCTCATTATTTGGATACGAGCAAGGATATCATTACGGTTCCGAATACTCCCGACGGGGAGAAACGGGAATTGGACGTGGAAGAATTCCTGAGCGAATTGGAAGGGCTTCAAGATCATCCCCTCGATTTTTCCGAAGCGGTAAAGCGGTACATAAACGATAATAAGGTAGACCGCGAGACGTGCGAGGCCATACTGAAAGCGATGGAAACGAAATGAACGAAGCATCTATCAAAAAACTCGAAACCCTGAAACGGAAACAAGCCGCCCTGGAACGCCAACGCGACCAAGACGAAGGGCGATTGAAACAAATAACCACCCAACTCAAAGAGGAGTACGGGTTCAATTCTATCGAAGACGCGCAAGCTGGTTTGAAGGCGGCGGAAAAGGAGGCGGAAAAAGCCGCCGAAGAATTTGAGGAGGCCGTCGGCGAATTCGAGGACAAGTGGGGCGACGCGATGAACGAGGGCGACGATGACTGAGATACCCAGCCAATTATCCCGCTGGAAGAAAGCGGTTGAGCGCAAAGTTGCCCGGTATGAGAACGCCAGGGCTAATCTTGCCTCAGCAAAAGAATCGCTCAAAGATGCGGAGGAAAGCAAGGCGGCTACCGAACGCGCCCAAGAGATAACGCAGTCTATTGCGCAAGCGATACAACAACGAATCCATTCCCGCATTTCCAGCGTAGCGAGTAAGTGTCTTCAATCGGTTTTCGACAATCCTTACGAATTCAAAATTCTATTCGAGAAAAAACGCGGTAGAACCGAAGCGGTAATTGTATTCGAGAGGGACGGGAAACGAATTGATCCTCTAATCGGGAGTGGCGGCGGGCCAGTAGACTTAGCTGCGTTCGCTTTGCGAATGTCGTGCTTGATGCTGGCCCGTCCCCGATTACGCCGCGTTTTGTTATTAGATGAGCCATTCAAAAGCCCGTCCG